GCATCCGGAAATGAACATCATCATTTGACATCTTCATTGCTGCAGCAATCTGATTCACCAGCAGCCAGTAGTAGTTGTTTGCATTCAGACTTCTTTTCGGCTTGTATTCCTTGATAGAGATTTCATAGGTTTTCTCTCTATCTAAAGCAAACAGCCTTTGAAGTATGCTTTCTATCTTCCCGACTTTGACTATTTTGTTATTCATCAGAACGGCAAGTCGTCACTTGTGATATCTGCTGGCTCGTATGATTCATAGACTGGCTCAGCTGCTTTTTCTTTCTTGCTTTCAAGCAGGCAGATTGAACCGACAATCACTTCCGTTACATAGACTTTTTTTCCTGGAATGTTAGGATCATCGTAGTTTCTTGTCTGGATTCTTCCCTCGACTCCAATCTGTGAGCCTTTGCTTGTATATGTACTTAGTACTTCGGCTGTCTTGTTCCATGCCACACACGGTATGAAGTCAGCATCCGGTGTATTCTTATCCTCTTTTGATTTTCTTCGGCTGACTGCAAGATGGAATGAGCAGACATAGTTTCCTGATGGAGTAACCTTGAGCTCGATGTCCTTTGTCAGTCTGCCGATAAGTACAACATTGTTTATCATTGCTGTTTTCCTTTCTAAAGACTTGCATTTTTGAAAAATGAATCTTCAATATTTTCTTCTACAACTTCAGCTTCAGCCACTTCTGGTTTGACTAAAGTATTTGCCACTCTTTCAGCAGCAGGATCCGGTCCATTGTCTGCATAGTCATAGCTGCCATCTTCTTTGATGATTGCCATGTCGGCTTCAAGTGCCTTCTGCATTTCAATGCTCAGTACACCCCATCTGCTTAAAAGCTGTCTAAGCATGGTTTTGAAAGCCATACCGTCAAAATCGTTTTCCCAATATGTGTATCCTTTTTTGGCTCTGTAGCCTTTTGAATACTGAAGAGCATGGCTTTCCATTTTTCCTCTGCTCCAGTAAAGAGACTTTCTGAAGCCATTAACGAGTTCAAACATCGCATAATAGCCGATCGTTTCAGCATTTTCTCTTTCAACCTCATCATCGATTAGATTTACATTGATTTCTTCATCTAAAGGGTTGTAAGAGATCAGCTCATCCTTTTTAATGGCAAGAACATTGATTCTTTTGTACTGGCCAGAACGGATAGCCAGCTGAATATAACCCTTGTAGCCCAGAATGAATTGTGCATCTGGGAAAGGTTTGTTTTTGTTGGCAAATGGCACCATGTAGTACTGGCCAAGCTGTGGGCTTGGTGACAGCTTCAGGCTTTCACCTAATAAAGCAGCGCTGATAATTGTGTAAGCATCACACTGCTGCAGATCCGGATTTGTAGATACAGCACTGATAATTGATGCTGTAAATGATTTAGCTCTTGTAGCACTGCCTAAAGTACTCATTATATTTTTTTGAACTGCTTCTGATTTGATTACCACCTGAAATTGTGGCTTTTTGGTTAAACTGTTTGCTACTGTCATAATCATGCTCTCCCGTATCTGATATTATTTGCTCTCATATATTCACCCAGAGCCTTCAGCTGCTCTCTTGTGCATTCGACTCGGAACACTATTGATATAGTTTCCTGATCAGCCAGCATTTCATCAACTTCTTCTTCTGATGGTTCATTGTCCATCTCGCTGATTGCCTCGGCAACCATATCCGCAAACTGCTTTCTTGTAACCGGCTGTACATTTTCTCTTGCTGCTCTTTCAGCTTCTTCTTTGGCTTTCAGTTCTTCCAGATATTTCTTCTGCTGAATCAATCTGGTGTTTTCAGCCAGAACTGAAGTAATGTCTAAAGTTTCAAAGTATTTGTCTTTCAGCTGCTGTGTAAATTCACTTCCCAGCTCTTCAATTTGTTTTAAGTGAATGTCAGCACTTCCTTTGATGTACTTGATAGCATCTTCAACATCTTTAAGTTTGAAAGTCTTGTTTTCCCATTTGCTGTCATAGATTTTTGCTAACGGAATCAGCTTTGAATAATCGCCAATATTTTGGATGTAGATAAATTCAATTTCTTTTCTTTTTGCTTCTTTTTCCATTTCATCAAATGCCTTGATTTGAACATCAATGCTTGATGATGTATCGTTGATCAGTTTCTCAACTTCCTTGCATTTGGTTTCGAACTCTTCGAACGGAGCAAGAAACATTTTCTTCTGAGCGATACGTTCATCAGCAATAGATTTCTTCAGTTTGTTTAGATTTGCTCTATCGCTCTTGGCATCGCTGATAGCATCTTCAGTAACCACAAGGTTCTGATATTTCTTTAAACTGACTTCCAGCACACTTTTCAGCTCATCAATGTTGGAAGTCAGGCTTGGTATCTGTTCAATTGGAGATACCACCAGTTCAAATTTTGTTTTACTCATTTTTTTTATTTTTCCTTTCTTTTTTTAAATGTGTAATATTTTAGGTGGTCTGACACCTTTTTCAATGTAGTTCCAGAATTTGATTTCTTCCTCAAGCAGATAATCAAGGTCATCTTTTAGATCTGAACGACTGTTTGCTATTTTGTAGTCTCTTACTTCTCTAATAACTTTGTCGTTGAAGAATCGCAGGATATAAGCCCTCAGATACCCAAACTCAATATCCGGATTAGACAGGAAGTATTGGAGTGTTTGTGTGTAGTAGTGATTAGGAATCTGGTTATTTGCCCATTGGCTGTACTGATTCCCGTTTCTAATCTCTACTCTCTTAATCTCTAAGAAGCCTTTTCTTCCGGTTTCTTTTTCAGTTAAGAGACTATCTGGACTGCATCGAACAAAACTATGTGTCGGACTTACCATTATGAAGTTTTCTCTGTATTCAACTTCATATTCCGGATAGTCTATTCTGAATAGCTCTCTTAATGGTGCTTCGCTGAATGTTCCGTTTTTGACATAATCAAGTTCGGATATGTCTTCAGCTTCTCTTATCCCCATTTTCTCTTCCCAGAGTTCTATATTGGTTTTAAACGGGCTTATGCCTAACACTGCTGCTACATCACTTGAGCCTATTCCCTTTGTTCTGGCTTTTAGCCATTGTTCTTTAGTTGGAGTTTTCATTTATGCTCCTTTCTCAACAAAAAAACACACCAAAAAATGTGCTATTGATTTAATTCTTCTAACTGAAGCAGTATAGCCTGCAGTTTTTCTTTCGATAAGCAGAAATTAAGCGTATTTTCTGCTCCTAACATTTTATTTGCCTCAACAAATTTATCAATATTGTTGTATGTTATCATTGGCGATAATAAGCATCTGTTAAAAGTTATAGATACATTTCCATATTGATAAATAATTTGATTTTTAGAAACGCTTGTTTGCTTCCATCCTTCTTTTTCAAATAGTTCTTTAGCTTTCATAGTTTTTTCCTTTCTTTCACGGCTTGTTTTAAGCCCTTTTAAGCGATATTTAGGCTTTCGGGTATATTTACCCTGCCTTGTATTGAATTGTCTCGCTGAATAGCGGAATCTTTTTATAGTCGCAGAATGTGACTATTCATTTGAAAAAAATAAATGATAATCGCAATTCAATTGTCATCAAGTATTATACCATTTTCTACAAAACTTTTATTCATCGCTTGAGCTTCAAGACAATCTTCATTGTAGAAGTTATTTAGTTTATATTTCATGTTACCTCCTAAAACAAACCCCACTCTGCAAACTTTTCAAAACCACCTAAATCATCAATATAACTTTTTGCAATATCTACGATCTCATGATAAGGTTTACCATCAATAAACTTATCTCCAATTGCACATGATAATTCAACAATTTTACCTGTTTTTTGTGCTTTTAAGAACGCATAAATGTTGACACTGACATCGGCTTTCGATAAATCTTTTCCATGCAAACCACCACCAGTTACGGATTGTGCCATGTCGCTACCTAATTTTCGGTTCGTACACCCTACATCAACGCTTGTACCGCCCGTCCAGTCGCCAAGTGGGTTAATATCTGCGTTAGGGTAAAGTGCCTTTAAATCGCTTGTAACAGCGTTAGATTGACAAATAATCAACCTATCTTCATCTAAGATATACTTTCCATCATAAGGGGATTTTTCATAAATATCTTTCGCAATTTTTGATAGTTCTTTTTCTTCGCTCGTCAATGGTACTCCTTTGAATATCCCGTTATCCCCACAACGATATTCTTCACTTTGATTTTGTGATAAGTGAATGTCTTGTGGTTCACTAATTAAATGAATCTGTTGTTTCCCTGCAATTCGTGTTACAATTTTATCAACTTCATCAATATTAAACTTCTCTGAACTTTGAATAATGACAGTGCATAGTTCATATCCTATCAAGACCTCCACTGCTACCTTTGGTCTATCATTTTTCTTATATGCTAAATCTACAATAGCACCTGCAATTCTATCCGCTAATTTGTCTGGATGACTTGGGTTTACTTTTTCAATCATTTTTATTCTCCTCCTTATGTGATTTTATTCTTTCATTTGCAATGTTGTAATAACCTTCATCTAATTCAAAGCCAATGTATTGTCTACCGGTGTTCAAACAAGCAATGGCGGTTGTACCACTACCCATGAAAGGGTCTAAAACCACATCGCCTTCAACACTTTGCAAAATAATATCGGCAACTGATACATAGGCTTTTTCAAGTATCGCCATTTGTTCCTGATAAGTGAATTTGCTCATTTTTCACTTCCTTTCTACGAACGATTTAGAGCCGTTTTAAGCAACGTTTGATGTTGCGGGTGTAATTGGTAGGGTGTGTGGGTAAATTGCTCACAGTAATTACCGCTGTTGCTCTCTTGTGCGTTTATGCACATTCGTTTGTAAAAAAAATATCTATTGCCTCATCATCCGTTAAACTAAGTAATTCTTTTAATTTAACTAATTCAGTCAATTTAAAATCAACACGCTCCATTATTCTTAAATTTAACGTTGAATTTGACATAGATAGTTCTTTTGCCACATCTTCCTGGGTATACCCGTATTCTATCATTTTGGCTTTCAATTTGTTAATTTTCATACTTCTCCTTTCTTTTGTGCTTTTATGCACATTTTTTATTAAAAATAATAAATAATTTGCGTAAATCAATAAAATAATTTACAATTTATTTGGAAAGGGTGATTAAGATATGTTAAAACAACAAAAAATTGATATAGGCAAAAGATTAAAACAAGCAAGAAAAGATAAAGGTTTAACTATGGCTCAATTGGGCGAACTGGTTGATTTGCATCACTCTACTATTAGCAGATACGAAAACGGGATGATTGATAGATTAGATGTGAGAAAACTAAAAGAATTTGCTAAAGTTTTAGATGTTACTCCAGAGTGGATTGTGGGTTGGCAAAACATCAATGATTCTAACGATAAAGTTTATACATTACACAAAGGCGATAAGTTTTATTTTTTTTATAAAGAATTTGTAGAAAATTATGAATTTACAAAACAAGATATAGAAGATTTAACCGACTATGCAAGATATATTCAAAGCAGAAACAAAGGTGACAAATAAATGCCAACCTACAAATCAAAAACCAAAACCAAAGATGGCAGACAATGGTACTACTCGAAGCAGATAACCGTAAACGGCAGAACAAGAAGATACAGATCCAGACTTTTCGCCACAAAGAGAGAGGCTGAGAAAGCCGAAAGTCTTCTGCTGCTCTCCGCCGATGAGACGGCAGCTGAAAAAGTCACCTTCGGAATTGTCGCCGAAACGCTTCTGAATCAGAAGGAAAGTGTTCTTAAGCCGACCGGCTATAAAAAGCTGCAGCAGCAGGTTGATCATATTCTTTCCGTTCTCGAAGATGTTGAAATTGACAGGATGACCGTTCAGGATTATCAGCGGCTGAGAAAATATCTAGACGGCAGAGACTTTTCGGTTTCCTACAAAAACAACATTTTAGTAACTTTAAAATCACTTTGTAAGTTCGCCGATCTTTATTTCAACGTAAAAACAAATATTCCTGACAGGTTCGAAAGATATGCGGACAAGTCGGCTGTGAGACAGGAGATGAACTTCTACACATTCGAGGAGTTTACCCAGTTTATATCTGCTGTCGATGATTTAAGATTCCGGACGTTCTTCATTCTGCTTTTTTACAACGGGCTCAGATCCGGCGAGGCAAACGCCCTTTTATGGTCTGATATTGACTTTAAAGCAAAGGAAGTCAGAATAAACAAGACAGTCACAACTAAAATGAGAGATGGCCAGGGAAACTACCTGGTTACCACTCCTAAGACAAAAGGCAGTGTCAGAACCCTGCCTCTTGCAAACGTGCCTCTAAACGCCTTGAAAACGCTTAAAGAATATTATTCCACATATGATGGATTCAGTGATAACTGGTATGTTTTCGGCGGATTAAGGGCAATGCCGGAAAGCAATATTCAGAAGGCCAAGAACAAATATGTCCGGCTGTCCGGAGTTAAGAATATCCGCATTCATGATCTGAGGCACTCCTGCGCCTCGCTTCTGATAAACCACGGAGCCAACATCACTCTGGTCAGTAAATATCTGGGGCATTCGACAATATCAATGACACTGGATATTTATTCGCATTTCTACAAGTCGAAGATGGATGAGCTGATCGATTCACTGGACGGTTTAGGTACACTTTAGGTACATATAATTTGGAACGAGGTACCGGCATCAGCCGTTTAAAGCCACTTACAGCCCTATAAAACCCTTATAAACCACTGTTAACCGCTATGAACCGACTAAAATCTGCTCCCTCCATCCGCACCATACCGTAAAACTGAATGATCTATTACAATCATTCTTTTTTATCGATTAATGCATACACTATTTTTAGCCATGCAAAAAGTATGCTATAATACATAAGCGACTGCAAGTGTCAGTTACGACATTTGATGCGGAAAGGAAAAATGATATGGAATTACCTATTATTAAAGAAATTGCATCCCAGCTTAAGGTTGCTTCAAAACAGATTGAAGCTACCTTAGAGATTTTAAAGGAAGGTGGAACGGTACCTTTCATTGCCAGATATCGAAAAGATGCAACTGGCGGACTTGATGAAGAACAGATTCTTTTTATTGAGAAACAGTATAAATACCAGATTAATCTACAGGAAAGAAAGTTAGCTGTCATAAATCTGATTGAACAGCAGGGTAAACTAACTGATGAGATTAAAAAATCGATTATGGATTGTGAAAAACTGTCTCAGGTAGAAGACTTATACCAGCCATACAAACAGAAAAAGAAAACCCGAGCGGCAACCGCCATCAAAAACGGCCTGCAGCCGCTGGCTGATTATATTCTGTCACTGCCAGAAGAAGACAATTTAAATGAGGTCGCTGGACAGTACATCAATGAAAATGTTAAAACTGTTGAAGAAGCTATTGCGGGAGCCAGTGATATAATCGCAGAAATCGTATCTGATAATGCTAAATTACGCTGGTCTTTTAAAGATCAGATCTTCGATGCAGGCTCTTTGGAAACCAAGAAAAAATATGACGCTGTTGATGAAAAGAAGGTCTATGAAATGTACTATGACCGCACGGAAAAAATCACTTCTCTGGCTGATCATCGTATTATGGCAATCAACCGGGCTGAAAAAGAAAAAGTAATTACTGTAAAATTCATTTACGATTTAGAAAATATTCAGAATCAGGCTTTTACAGCCTACTGCGATAAAGAATGTGCGGTTGAAAATGTCATCAAAGCCGCAGTAGCTGACGGATGCAGCAGATTGTTTTTACCATCGATTGAAAATGAAATCCGTTCAGATTTATCAGAAAGAGCTCATAACAACTCGATTGAAGTCTTTTCCATGAACCTGGAAAAGCTGCTGTCACAGCCACCGCTAAAAGGTCGCGTTGTCCTAGGTTTTGACCCAGGATACTATAACGGCTGCAAACTGGCGGTTTTAGATGCTACCGGAAAAATGCTGGCTGTCAGAAAAGTCTTCCCATTTTCTAAAAAAGGTGGCGACTTAGAACAGACCAAAAAAGTTATCCTGGACTTAATCAACAGATATAAAGTAAAGATTGTCGCTATTGGTAACGGTACCGCTTCTAGAGAATCTGAAAAACTGGTAGCGGAAATAATTGAAGAAAATAAACTTGATGTTGCCTATGCCATTGTTTCTGAAGCCGGTGCTTCAGTCTGGTCAGCGCAGGAAGAAGCCAGAAATGAATTCCCCGATCTGGCTGTTGAAGACAGATCGGCTATCTCTATTGGCCGTAGACTGTTAGACCCATTATCAGAGCTGATTAAAATTGACCCTAAATCCATTGGTGTCGGTCAATATCAACACGACCTGCCGGAAAAAGCCTTATCCGAAAGACTGCAGGAAGCAACAATGAAAATCGTTAACCGTGTTGGCGCAGATGTCAATACCGCTTCAATAGAACTGCTGACCCACATCTCCGGTTTAAATGCCGGAGTTGCCAAAGAGATCGTCAATCACCGTAATGAAAATGGTAAATTCACTAATCGTAACCAGTTTCTTAACGTTAAAAGATTAGGACCTAAATCATATACACAATGTGCCGGTTTCTTAAGAATTATTGATGGTGAAGAACCATTGGATGCTACCAACATTCACCCTGAATCATATGCTGATGCCAAAAAGCTGATGAAGGTTTGTGGCATTAAAGAGTTAGGTCAGCCAGATATCAGTTTTCCTAAAGACAAAATGGAAACGCTGAACATTGAACCATACACTCTGAAAGACATTCAGGAAGCTATCAAGGCACCTTTAAGAGACTATCGTGAACAGTTTGAGGGAGCAATTCTAAAATCAGATGTCTTGGAAATTTCCGACTTACATGTCGGCGATAAATTAGATGGTACGGTTAGAAACGTCGTTGACTTTGGAGCCTTTGTGGACATCGGCCTGCATGAAGATGGTTTAGTTCATATCTCAAGAATGTCAATGTCTAAGATTAATCATCCAAGTGATGTTGTTGCAGTAAATGACATCGTTCAGGTTTATGTCTATGATATCGATCTGGTTAAATCACGCGTTCAGCTTTCTTTGCTACCTTTAGATAAACTGGCAGAAAGAGAAAATCAGAATAGGAAAGCCTTCAAAGACCGCAAAAAAAGCCATAATAAAAAACCTGTTAAAACTGAAAAGCAGAAACAGGATGAAGCAATGAAACGTCTTCTGGAAAGATTTGGAAAAGATTACTAAAACAAACAAAGCATCGCGATTTACGATGCTTTCATTTTAGACAGATAGAATTCAGTTGTTATCATTATAGAAGGCGCATAATCTATCCAGAATTGTATCACTTATTTCTTCATGTATTTCTTTAATTGTTAATAACAATTCCAAATCGGTCTGATGATTATTTACTGCTATTTCCAATTTCCTTAAGGATAAAGACACATCATCTGTCAGATTGATTATTCTGCTGATATAGTAACGTAACAGGTTATAATTATCCTTCTTTTGAAGACTGTAAATTATTTTTCCTAGTCTGATTTTTTGCTGGTCATTAATTCTTTCCATATAACTATCCTCTCCTCACTTAAATTTTAGCACTTGTAAGTTATTAACTATGGGTAAATATTTACGCTTTAAAAATAACTTACTTAGATTTAAGAATGCAAGCAACAAAGACTGCCATTCCTGAGCAGTCTTGTTTGTCTTGTGGTATAGATCAATAGCAACCTGGCCGTCAGTTCTATCGTAGGGAAGTATCAGACTCCTGGTGGGTGTTTGCCTTCCTTTTTTTGACATACTGCACCACCTTTATATAAAATTTGCTATCAGATCGGTTGCCATGTTTTCTTTGATGTATTCAAGCACTTTCCCCATATACTCATCACCTTTCAGGTAATGAATGCCCTTAGGTGTTATCTGGCAGGCTGATAGCTGGTCTTTGATGTAATAGCCATTTCCTACCTTAATGTCTTTGATTCCTTTTATATATTCTGCACTGACCAGATTCTCAATGATATACAGCCAGTAATCGTGATGGATGTTAAATAAGGCACCATCACACAGCAGATACTCTTTTTCTGGGTTTTCACCTTTTTTAAGGCAGCTGTACAGATATGCCAGTATCTTATATACGATTACATGATAATCATCTTTTACCATAATATCATCCTTTCCAAATAAAAACCGCTTTATTCAGCGGTTAATCTACATTGTAAACTTCTCTTATGAGTCTGTTGGCTTCTTCTTCAGTTATACTTCTAACCTCTATACCACCAAAATAAACTTTTGCCATTTCTATATCTGGAATCCATTTTTTCATACGCCTACTATACCTTTCGATTAATCTTTCTTCATTAGGGAAATCTCTTATTAACTTAAGCGTTTGTTTATCTTGTTCTTTATACAGTGGATATTCTAACATATATCTTGACATAACCTTTTCTCCTCATTTCTATTTTACTTTAAATAATCAAAACTTTCAATTGTTTCACAATCTGTTATGTGATTCAATTCTTGAGAATTAATAAGCATTTGTTTATTTAATCTAATTTTTTCTTCCAAGCTGGTTGTATCTTGTCTCGCCATTTCGTAAAGAACATGGTTTTTATCTTTGATTTCCAAACTTTGTGGTGTATGGAATTGAAGTTCAAATTTGTAACCAGCCGGATTTTCAATGACAACATTTATACCTCTATATGTCTTTGAATTATCCCAGATTGTATTTCTAACTCTAACAAACTTGTAACCTAAATTTTCCAACTGCGACTTTACTTCAAAATATTCATTTGTGAAAAACACATCATCAACTAAATCAGTATATCTTACAGAATCGTATAAGTGTGTTTCAATAAAATCTAATGGCTTGCCTTCAACAAATTCAGATATAACTTTTCTTTTTAAACTGTCATATTTTTTTAGTCTGAAATCTAAAGCTGTGAGTGTTTTATCGCCTATTTTAACTTCATAATCAATTTCTCCATTTGTTTTACTAATCAAATCTAATAAATCTTTTGTTATTTGTGGTTCATTTTTAATGGCATCATCTAAAAGCTTTTTAGTTGTTGTATCAATTCTATAACCACCCTTTAAAGATTTCTGATAGGCATACTTAAACTTGTCATAGTTTTCTAAATCAATTGTCAGCCAAGTTTTGTTAACCTCATCATACTTCTGTATTTTTATGTTTGATTTTTCTTCCTTTTTGATTTCTTGCTCTTTAACAAAATCTAATCTTTTTTGCTATAGCTGGCTATGTTCTCTTACTCTTATAGATTCCTTTTACTTAGTTATAGCTAGATTATCTTTATTTATCCGTTTTTGTAGCATTTTAGCACTTATTTAGCCCTATGTTAATTTATCGGTTTTTATTGCTATTAAACATTTAACGGCTTGACAGACAGCACCTTTTTTTATTTTTCCCTTTGCTTATCCTTTGCACCACCACTAAACCTATTACCATTGTTTTATTATTTTTAGCAGTTCACTTTTAGGCTTCTAGCTGGCTATCTGTTGCTATTGGATAACTATTATATTACTTAGGTCTTAAATTTTTTTCACCTTTTTACTTTTAGGATAATTTTATTTAGCTAGCTAGTATATATTAAGAGCTTTTAAGAGGCTGTAATATCTATTTATATTACTTAGGTCTTAAATTTTTTTCACCTTTTTAAATGGATACAAAATAGATACATAATTACAGCTTTAACCTTTGCTCTTATATGAAGCGTTTTAAGGCGTTTTAATAAACAATGTTTTTCCCATTACTAAACTATTAGCCTTTATCTAAACGCTTCTTAGACAAAATAAAAAAGCCTTGTTTTAGGCTTCTTTTAAATAGTTAATAATTGTTCTAGTTGTTCTATCAAGAGCTTTAGCAATGTCTTTTAGTTTATAGCCTTGTTCTCTTACTCTTATAGATTCCTTTTACTTAGTTATAGCTAGATTATCTTTATTTATCCGTTTTTGTAGCATTTTAGCACTTATTTAGCCCTATGTTAATTTATCGGTTTTTATTGCTATTAAACATTTAACGGCTTGACAGACAGCACCTTTTTTTATTTTTCCCTTTGCTTATCCTTTGCACCACCACTAAACCTATTACCATTGTTTTATTATTTTTAGCAGTTCACTTTTAGGCTTCTAGCTGGCTATCTGTTGCTATTGGATAACTATTATATTACTTAGGTCTTAAATTTTTTTCACCTTTTTACTTTTAGGATAATTTTATTTAGCTAGCTAGTATATATTAAGAGCTTTTAAGAGGCTGTAATATCTATTTATATTACTTAGGTCTTAAATTTTTTTCACCTTTTTAAATGGATACAAAATAGATACATAATTACAGCTTTAACCTTTGCTCTTATATGAAGCGTTTTAAGGCGTTTTAATAAACAATGTTTTTCCCATTACTAAACTATTAGCCTTTATCTAAACGCTTCTTAGACAAAATAAAAAAGCCTTGTTTTAGGCTTCTTTTAAATAGTTAATAATTGTTCTAGTTGTTCTATCAAGAGCTTTAGCAATGTCTTTTAGTTTATAGCCTTGTTCTCTTAGCTCTTTAGCCTTTGCTATAGCCTTTTCTCTCTTTTCCTCGTTCCTAGCTTTTATTATTTGGTAAAAAGAGCTGTTACTATAATATCTTGCGTTTTTACGCTTCTTAGCTAGTTTAGGATTAATTAAGGTTTTTAAGTGTGTCTGTTCCCTTTCTGTTAGCCCTAGAGTGCTTATAATATGCCTATTGCTTTGGTATCCCTTAGGTTGCTGTAACGCCCACGCAACATAGTTAATTACTTCTTTATCCTCTAAAGGCTTTTTAAATGTGTTGTTAAACTCTCTTACATTTTCCAGTAAATCATTAATAGTTGGGTTATTTTCTCTTAACAACGGTAATAGAACGGTTAGCAAGTTAAACCTATAGCCCTCTAGTATGTTTCTAGCGTTTCTAAGGCGTATTATAGAAAATAAATCTTGTAGCCTTGCAGTCCTTAGCGTTTCCTTTGTAAAGGCTAAACAACGCCCTTTATACTCTTTTAGTTCTTTAGTATTGGCTATACAAATATCCTCTGCTGTAAGCCCCTCTAAATCCATTACACGCCCTTTAGTATCTTTTAAAGTTAAATTATAATCCTTTTGCAGTTGTTCCAGCGTGTAAGTGTTTCTACAGCTATAAAGAAGCTTAGCGTATTTATTAGCTTTTGGGTTGTATGTTCCTACTATCCTATGTAAATCGTTAGCGTTTTTCTTTGACTTATCGCATTGTGTAAAGTTTTCAACGCCGTAAAATATATCAAAATCTTTTATAATTGTGTCTATTTTCTCTTGTAAAGCTCTTGCAAGCAAGCTATATAAGTTAGTATCTGTTGCGTTTTTTAAATTAAAATGCAAGTGTACGCCTCGCCCACTATCTACAATAGATGAGGGATAAGGTATTATTTTAGCTTTGGCTTTTTCTAAGATAAACTCTTTTAAAGCTTCCAGCTCTTTATCCGTTGGCGTTACTAAATGGCTGTCTATGTCAATGTATAAAGCTGTAATTTCTGCTACATTGTAACGGCTTCTATTTTCACTTTTAAATGTGCAGTTAGTGGTATATAGTTGGCTATCTTTGTAAACCTCTATATAGTTATCTGCTTCTGCTAAAGTTTCGCTAGTAAAATAAGTATCAATACAGCAATTCATACTTATAGGGATATAGCCGTTTCTATTCTTAAACTTTTTCAATGAAGCATTTAACATAGTTATTTACCTAAACGCTTTCTCTCGTTCTGTAAGCACTTGTTAAAATAAGCTCCAAAAGACTTAAGCTTTTTATTTTCTTGTAAAATCCTTAATAGGCAAGCTTCTACTTGTTCTAGAGTTAAAGCCTCTTTTTCTATAGTGCTTTCTATAGCCTTAATCTCTTTAAATCCTAAGCTTTTGTTATGCTTTGCTAAAATCTGCTCTAAGCTTGTATCTGCTGGCTGTTCTATTGCCTTTGGCTTTGGCTCTATCTCTTTACCAGCATTAAAGGAAACACCGTTAGAACGGCTTAAAATCGTTTCTAAATCTATTGTTATTTTCTTATTATTGGCGTAAACATCTAAAGGCAGAAGCTTTAAGCTTTCATCTGTTAAGCCTTGTGTATGTTGTAAAATAATGTAATTGCTTTGTTTTAAAGTTGCTACTATTTCTTGTAGCGTTTTTTCGTTAATAGTAATGTTCATAAAATAAAAATATTCCCTTTCCAGCTTCCTATTAAAAGCTTTTCCGTTTTTGTCCTTTCGTTCGTTTAAAATCGTTTAATTTTAAACCTAAACTTTACAGCGGGTAGTCCCGTTTTAACAGCTATAAAGTACAATACTCATTACTTGATACCATTATACCACCTCTTTTTAATTTAAGGGTAATTGTTTTTTATAATATCAACATTGCATTTTGTAATGTTAAATATATTTTGCTAAATATAAAGAAATCTTTTACAAAAGACAAATATTTTTATACATTTAAAAATTATTCTTTTTAAAATGTATTGACAAATGTCAACACAATTAGGGTTTTTTTTTTTAAAACTATGCTATAATTTAGTTGTTCGTATATATTCCCTTATCGTTTTTGGGAGTTCGTTCGTTGGTTGCTCTTGTTGTCCCAGTTTTTAACAAGAGCTTTTTTTTACTTTTAAAGGAAATTAAAAACATTTCCTTTTTTTATCGTGCCAAAACACTATAAAATAGCCTTTTTATCGTGAGGAAAAACTATTATTTCTATTTCCGTTATCTCAAATTATAGGAAATACATTTTTTAACAGCTTCTAAAATAAGCTCTTTTCTTATTGCAATTAAACATAATAGCAAGCATTTAAAATAAAGCCCTTTTTCTCGTGTTCCTCACGGCTTTAAGCCTTATTAGTGTTAATTGCCTTTAATATGCTTTTATCGTGCTTGCCTCGTGCTTAAATCGTTCTATAGTCGTTTAGAAATCGTTTTATAATCTTTGCTCCAGCTTTTCCGTTCTGCTTCTGTTCCTCTTGTGTTAAAACTGGTTTTACAGCTTTTAGAAATTGCTAAAATGTTATGCTTTTTCTTTTGTTTGTCTTTTGTTAAATGTTCCGTGTGTTTTTTTGGAGTGTGACCGTGCGAAGCTCTAAAGCTATACCCTTAGGGAGTTATACGCCGTGTTTTTCGCCCTTGCCATTTTGCCATTTTCCCTTTGTCTTGTTGGTTAATTATTGCTGTTAAAATAGCTCTCTAAAACTTACCTTTTTTACACCAGCACCAGCACCAGCTTTTAATGTTACGCCTAGAATATTAGCTAATTTATGAAGCTTTACTATTGGCGTTTTATATGGCTTTTCCTCATACTTTCTATAAGTTACCAAGCACACGCCCAGCCTTTTAGCTGTTTCTTTTTGTGATAGGTTAAGCCTTGCTCTTGCTACTTTTAAATTGGTTGTTAGTTGTTCGTTCGTTAGCATTTTCTTTTAATCCTTTCTTTTACTTTTTGTAGCCTAATAGCCTCTTAAAGAAGCCTAAGCTTTTGTGTTGTTCTAGTTCTGCTTTTAATTGCTGGTTTGCTTGCGACACTGCTGTCGGTAGCACTTTTATATTGGTTGGTTGCCTTTGGTATTTCGGCTGTTAAAGTTCCTATTTTAACCTCAGCATCTAACACCGCTTCGCTTATCATCTGTGCTTCTTCCAGTTTCTAAATCTCTTAAAATGTAAGGTTTTAGCTCTTTGTTATTCTCGTGTTTTCTAATAAGGTTACTAGCAGACTTTCCAGTTTTCCAGTGCATAGCTCTAGCTATTTCGGTAAAGTTCATTTTTCTATTTTCCTTTCCTTATCCAAGTAAATACAAGTAAATCCAAGTTTTTGGAAATATACGCATTTTTTAACTTTCCTTTTAGTTTCCTAAATCCAAGTAAATACAAGTAAATCCAAAATAATGGAAATATTGCTATAAACCTAGTTAGTTCGCCTTTTCTCTAGAAAATCGTTAAAATCCTCTTTCTGTACTATGTACTTACGCCCTACTTTACTAGCTTTAAGCTCGCCCTTTCTAACATAATCTCTTAGCGTTCTTATGTTCATTTCCAACATTTCGCTAAGCTCCGTTAATAAGTAAAAATCTTTCATTAAATCACCTCTCTAAATGTTTATATATTCCTCTAAACGCTGTTCTGCGTTACTTTCCGTTAATGTAAGGTTATGAGCATATATTAGCGTTGTGTTAATGCTCTTGTGTCTAGCTCTTTGCTGTACCTCTTGCAAGTTGCTACCACTTTTAAGGCTTAATGTAACAAATGTATGCCTAGTGCTATGCGTGGTTAATCTATCGCTTACAATACCAACACCCTTATATAAACCCTTAACAATGTTTCTAATGCTTCTAGTGGTTAATCTATCGCCATTGTTTCTATCGCTAAGGCTTGTAAATAAAGGCTCTTTAGCTTTAGCTTTACGGCTAATTAGGTAATCATTTATAGCATTGATACAGCTGTTATTTAAAACAACAAATTCATTTTTTTGTGTTCTGCCTTTGCCTTTAACATAAAGCACGCTTTTATTATCCTTTGTGCCTATGTCACTAATATTAGCTCCCACCAGCTCGCAAGTTCTTAACCCAGTATTTACTAATAGCAGAAATATAGCTTTATCTCTTAGCCCTCTAATAGTGCTTGTATCTATACTTTTTACTATCTGCTTTACTTGTTCCCTAGTTAAACTATCTTTGCTAAAGTTTTTCGTATCTGTTCCAGCCTTTTTAATAGTTTTGGCTATGTTTTTAAAGCCTTTTGTTTCTAGATAGTTATATAACGCTTTAATGCTGGTTAAGTAAGTATTGGTTGTGTTAGTGCTTTTGTTATAGCTACACCATACCTTAAACAGCTTTATAGTTTCGCTATCTATTAGCGTTATTTTTCTTTCCCTTACCCAGCTTAAGAACACCTTAATACCTTTTTTATAAGTTCTTTTTGTTGCTTCGCTGGTATCCAGTTGCTTATAAAATTGCTCTAATATCTCGTTAGTTAAATCTAAGCTGTCTGTTCTTGCTAAATTATTAGTAAAGTTAAGCGTTAATGTGTTCATTTTCCTTTTTCCTTTCTCTTTTTGTTTTCTTTGTGTATCTTTCGTGTATCTATTATGTATCTATTATACAATATTTAAAAGAGTTTGCAAGCATTTAATTACTTTTTTACGGATATTTACCCATTAAATGCGTTTTAGAAGCCTTTTAAAGCGTTAAAATTGCTTAAATTACTATACTTTTACTATCAAAATTACAAAATATTAAATCCTTAAGAACGAAACACCCCCTCACCGTTCTCCCTTTACCTAGTAAAAAGGCTCTATAGTGGGGGGGATATATACATAAATCACTAATAAAGCCCTTATTTAATGCGTATTTATACCTAAATAGCCTCTTTTTTGCTATAGCTGGCTATGTTCTCTTACTCTTATAGATTCCTTTTACTTAGTTATAGCTAGATTATCTTTATTTATCCGTTTTTGTAGCATTTTAGCACTTATTTAGCCCTATGTTAATTTATCGGTTTTTATTGCTATTAAACATTTAACGGCTTGACAGACAGCACCTTTTTTTATTTTTCCCTTTGCTTATCCTTTGCACCACCACTAAACCTATTACCATTGTTTTATTATTTTTAGCAGTTCACTTTTAGGCTTCTAGCTGGCTATCTGTTGCTATTGGATAACTATTATATTACTTAGGTCTTAAATTTTTTTCACCTTTTTACTTTTAGGATAATTTTATTTAGCTAGCTAGTATATATTAAGAGCTTTTAAGAGGCTGTAATATCTATTTATATTACTTAGGTCTTAAATTTTTTTCACCTTTTTAAATGGATACAAAATAGATACATAATTACAGCTTTAACCTTTGCTCTTATATGAAGCGTTTTAAGGCGTTTTAATAAACAATGTTTTTCCCATTACTAAACTATTAGCCTTTATCTAAACGCTTCTTAGACAAAATAAAAAAGCCTTGTTTTAGGCTTCTTTTAAATAGTTAATAATTGTTCTAGTTGTTCTATCAAGAGCTTTAGCAATGTCTTTTAGTTTATAGCCTTGTTCTCTTACTCTTATAGATTCCTTTTACTTAGTTATAGCTAGATTATCTTTATTTATCCGTTTTTGTAGCATTTTAGCACTTATTTAGCCCTATGTTAATTTATCGGTTTTTATTGCTATTAAACATTTAACGGCTTGACAGACAGCACCTTTTTTTATTTTTCCCTTTGCTTATCCTTTGCACCACCACTAAACCTATTACCATTGTTTTATTATTTTTAGCAGTTCACTTTTAGGCTTCTAGCTGGCTATCTGTTGCTATTGGATAACTATTATATTACTTAGGTCTTAAATTTTTTTCACCTTTTTACTTTTAGGATAATTTTATTTAGCTAGCTAGTATATATTAAGAGCTTTTAAGAGGCTGTAATATCTATTTATATTACTTAGGTCTTAAATTTTTTTCACCTTTTTAAATGGATACAAAATAGATACATAATTACAGCTTTAACCTTTGCTCTTATATGAAGCGTTTTAAGGCGTTTTAATAAACAATGTTTTTCCCATTACTAAACTATTAGCCTTTATCTAAACGCTTCTTAGACAAAATAAAAAAGCCTTGTTTTAGGCTTCTTTTAAATAGTTAATAATTGTTCTAGTTGTTCTATCAAGAGCTTTAGCAATGTCTTTTAGTTTATAGCCTTGTTCTCTTAGCTCTTTAGCCTTTGCTATAGCCTTTTCTCTCTTTTCCTCGTTCCTAGCTTTTATTATTTGGTAAAAAGAGCTGTTACTATAATATCTTGCGTTTTTACGCTTCTTAGCTAGTTTAGGATTAATTAAGGTTTTTAAGTGTGTCTGTTCCCTTTCTGTTAGCCCTAGAGTGCTTATAATATGCCTATTGCTTTGGTATCCCTTAGGTTGCTGTAACGCCCACGCAACATAGTTAATTACTTCTTTATCCTCTAAAGGCTTTTTAAATGTGTTGTTAAACTCTCTTACATTTTCCAGTAAATCATTAATAGTTGGGTTATTTTCTCTTAACAACGGTAATAGAACGGTTAGCAAGTTAAACCTATAGCCCTCTAGTATGTTTCTAGCGTTTCTAAGGCGTATTATAGAAAATAAATCTTGTAGCCTTGCAGTCCTTAGCGTTTCCTTTGTAAAGGCTAAACAACGCCCTTTATACTCTTTTAGTTCTTTAGTATTGGCTATACAAATATCCTCTGCTGTAAGCCCCTCTAAATCCATTACACGCCCTTTAGTATCTTTTAAAGTTAAATTATAATCCTTTTGCAGTTGTTCCAGCGTGTAAGTGTTTCTACAGCTATAAAGAAGCTTAGCGTATTTATTAGCTTTTGGGTTGTATGTTCCTACTATCCTATGTAAATCGTTAGCGTTTTTCTTTGACTTATCGCATTGTGTAAAGTTTTCAACGCCGTAAAATATATCAAAATCTTTTATAATTGTGTCTATTTTCTCTTGTAAAGCTCTTGCAAGCAAGCTATATAAGTTAGTATCTGTTGCGTTTTTTAAATTAAAATGCAAGTGTACGCCTCGCCCACTATCTACAATAGATGAGGGATAAGGTATTATTTTAGCTTTGGCTTTTTCTAAGATAAACTCTTTTAAAGCTTCCAGCTCTTTATCCGTTGGCGTTACTAAATGGCTGTCTATGTCAATGTATAAAGCTGTAATTTCTGCTACATTGTAACGGCTTCTATTTTCACTTTTAAATGTGCAGTTAGTGGTATATAGTTGGCTATCTTTGTAAACCTCTATATAGTTATCTGCTTCTGCTAAAGTTTCGCTAGTAAAATAAGTATCAATACAGCAATTCATACTTATAGGGATATAGCCGTTTCTATTCTTAAACTTTTTCAATGAAGCATTTAACATAGTTATTTACCTAAACGCTTTCTCTCGTTCTGTAAGCACTTGTTAAAATAAGCTCCAAAAGACTTAAGCTTTTTATTTTCTTGTAAAATCCTTAATAGGCAAGCTTCTACTTGTTCTAGAGTTAAAGCCTCTTTTTCTATAGTGCTTTCTATAGCCTTAATCTCTTTAAATCCTAAGCTTTTGTTATGCTTTGCTAAAATCTGCTCTAAGCTTGTATCTGCTGGCTGTTCTATTGCCTTTGGCTTTGGCTCTATCTCTTTACCAGCATTAAAGGAAACACCGTTAGAACGGCTTAAAATCGTTTCTAAATCTATTGTTATTTTCTTATTATTGGCGTAAACATCTAAAGGCAGAAGCTTTAAGCTTTCATCTGTTAAGCCTTGTGTATGTTGTAAAATAATGTAATTGCTTTGTTTTAAAGTTGCTACTATTTCTTGTAGCGTTTTTTCGTTAATAGTAATGTTCATAAAATAAAAATATTCCCTTTCCAGCTTCCTATTAAAAGCTTTTCCGTTTTTGTCCTTTCGTTCGTTTAAAATCGTTTAATTTTAAACCTAAACTTTACAGCGGGTAGTCCCGTTTTAACAGCTATAAAGTACAATACTCATTACTTGATACCATTATACCACCTCTTTTTAATTTAAGGGTAATTGTTTTTTATAATATCAACATTGCATTTTGTAATGTTAAATATATTTTGCTAAATATAAAGAAATCTTTTACAAAAGACAAATATTTTTATACATTTAAAAATTATTCTTTTTAAAATGTATTGACAAATGTCAACACAATTAGGGTTTTTTTTTTTAAAACTATGCTATAATTTAGTTGTTCGTATATATTCCCTTATCGTTTTTGGGAGTTCGTTCGTTGGTTGCTCTTGTTGTCCCAGTTTTTAACAAGAGCTTTTTTTTACTTTTAAAGGAAATTAAAAACATTTCCTTTTTTTATCGTGCCAAAACACTATAAAATAGCCTTTTTATCGTGAGGAAAAACTATTATTTCTATTTCCGTTATCTCAAATTATAGGAAATACATTTTTTAACAGCTTCTAAAATAAGCTCTTTTCTTATTGCAATTAAACATAATAGCAAGCATTTAAAATAAAGCCCTTTTTCTCGTGTTCCTCACGGCTTTAAGCCTTATTAGTGTTAATTGCCTTTAATATGCTTTTATCGTGCTTGCCTCGTGCTTAAATCGTTCTATAGTCGTTTAGAAATCGTTTTATAATCTTTGCTCCAGCTTTTCCGTTCTGCTTCTGTTCCTCTTGTGTTAAAACTGGTTTTACAGCTTTTAGAAATTGCTAAAATGTTATGCTTTTTCTTTTGTTTGTCTTTTGTTAAATGTTCCGTGTGTTTTTTTGGAGTGTGACCGTGCGAAGCTCTAAAGCTATACCCTTAGGGAGTTATACGCCGTGTTTTTCGCCCTTGCCATTTTGCCATTTTCCCTTTGTCTTGTTGGTTAATTATTGCTGTTAAAATAGCTCTCTAAAACTTACCTTTTTTACACCAGCACCAGCACCAGCTTTTAATGTTACGCCTAGAATATTAGCTAATTTATGAAGCTTTACTATTGGCGTTTTATATGGCTTTTCCTCATACTTTCTATAAGTTACCAAGCACACGCCCAGCCTTTTAGCTGTTTCTTTTTGTGATAGGTTAAGCCTTGCTCTTGCTACTTTTAAATTGGTTGTTAGTTGTTCGTTCGTTAGCATTTTCTTTTAATCCTTTCTTTTACTTTTTGTAGCCTAATAGCCTCTTAAAGAAGCCTAAGCTTTTGTGTTGTTCTAGTTCTGCTTTTAATTGCTGGTTTGCTTGCGACACTGCTGTCGGTAGCACTTTTATATTGGTTGGTTGCCTTTGGTATTTCGGCTGTTAAAGTTCCTATTTTAACCTCAGCATCTAACACCGCTTCGCTTATCATCTGTGCTTCT